TAGAGGTCTACAGCGATGATGAGAGAGATATAAGTAATATGCCCTATGAGAAGTTTAGAGATGTATATTACAAAATCATTAACAAAGCGTGTAAGAAATTAAAGAACGATAGGTTCGCTGTATTTGTTGTAGGAGAGGCAAGAAGCAAAGACGGGAACTATTATAGTTTTGTTGGCGATACAATAAGAGCGTTTACTGATGCAGGGCTTAGTTACTATAACGAGATAATACTTGCGACAACTGCTGGTTCAGCACCTATGAGAGCGGGTCGCCAATTCTCCAATGGTAGGAAGGTAACAAAAGTACACCAGAACATATTAGTATTTTATAAAGGTGATATGGGTAAAATCAAAGAAAACTATAACGATATTGATATAGAGGCGTTAGAAAAGTTTATAGATGAGAACGATAAATTAACAATAGAATAACTATGGTATTCACAAAAGAAGACCCAGATATAAACAGGGAAGGCAGACCAGTAGGGGCTAAAGGTTTCACTACTAAAGTAAGAGAAGCTTTAATGAAGATAGCCGATGGCAAGGACTATACCTATGAGGAGGCTTTGGTAAAACAGGTATTAAAGAAAGCTATTGTTGATGGCGATACTAAAATGATTTCTTTAATCTGGAACTATTTAGAAGGTAAACCTGCTCAGTCTATAGATATGACAAGTTTAGGCAAACATATTAACCCATACAGGGAATTAACAGATGAAGAACTTGACCAAAGAATCAAGGAAACAGAAAGAGGCGAAGCTTTGGAAGCAGACGAACAAACGAGTTAGCTTCTGGGACTGGGTTAAAAATTGGCGTGTCAGGGGAGAACGATTAGATTTCAAAGAACATAAATGGTTAGTTGACTTATACCAAGACACCAGCCAAAAGATAGTTGTTAGAAAAGCTGCACAGATGGGGCTAACTGAAAGGTTCTTAGCCGAGAGTATCTATGTCGCAGATCAACTAAGTGCTAATGCTCTTTATCTAATGCCTACTGCTGGTACTTTAAACGATATGGTACAGGCAAGAGTAAACCCTGCCATTTTAGATAGTGAGTATTTGAGTAGTAGCGTAGGCAAGGAGCAGGGCAGTACTAAGTATGCTGATAAGGTAGGTCTAAAACGATTTGGTTCTGGCTTTTGGTATGGTAGAGGTGCTAATAGTCCTAAACAGGTTATATCGGTTGATTCAGATGCTAACTTTGTTGATGAGTATGACAGGATTGAGGATATTATAAAACCTTACCTGCCTAAAAGATTACAACATAGTAAATTAAAATTAGAGCGAATATTTGGTACACCGACTATCCCTGATTGGGGTATAGATAAAATGTATCAAGAAGGAACACAATTAAACTGGAATGTTAAATGTCCCCATTGTGGTACTTGGCAGGAGTTAGGATATACAGACAATATAGATGTAGAGAACCTAAAACTTGTTTGTAGGAGCTGTAAAAAGGAGCTTAAAGAAGCGTGGTTTTTAGATGGTAGATATGTAGCTAATAACCCAGAAGGTAAATATAATAGTTATCAAACCTCTCAGTTATATACCAGTAATTTAAATGTAGCCGAGCTTGTAGAAGAAATGACAAGTGGTAATGAGAGTAGGATAGTCCAAGCGTATAATCAAATTCTTGGTTTACCATACGAACCTAAAGGTGCTACAATAACAATGGAAGAACTGTATGCGTGTAGGGGAGAACACGATGCTCCTTACAAAGTAGAAGGTGGAACATTTATGGGCATAGATGTGGGTAGAGTTTTACATATTACGATAAGGGACAAGGATAAAAGAAAAGTCTATATTGGAACGAATGATTGGGAAGATTTAGACAGCTTGATGCGAGAGTACAATGTAATGATTTGTGTTATAGATGCTTTGCCAGAAACTAAGGCTGTATCAGATTTTGCTAAAAGACATAGAGGCAAGGTATATGCCTGTTATTACTCCAATCTTAAGATGGATAAAAATGAATTCTTTAAGTTCAGTATAGGCAGGGTTGACTGTAATAGAACTGCAGCTATAGATGCTATGGTCGCTGAGATATTTAACCAAGAGATTGTACTACCTAAAAATCTTGAAAACTATAAGGAATATCTAAACCACTTTAAAAATATTAAAAGAATTGTTATTGAGAAAGATGAAAAGACTGGTGAGAAGGAAGCTAAATGGGTTCGTGTTGGAGATGACCATTATGCTCACGCAGATACTTATTCATTGTTAGCGAGTAAGAAAATAAGCACATTAAGAATATTATAACTATGGAAAAACAGCATAAAGGGAGTAAAACTTTATGGGAGAAAGTTACGAAGGTATTTCAGGGGAGAGATGATGACTATAGAAGTCAAAGCTCTATAAGTACGGTTTTAGGGAATATAGGAGATTTGTTTAGGAAGACTACAACAAGCAAAAAGAATAACGACAGATATACTGGCATTGTTTTTGGTGCTATAAATGCAATCTCAGACAGCTTTTCTGCAACGCCTGTCAAATTGTATAGAAAAATGGGAGATGATAGAGAAGAAGTGATGGAACACCCATCGCTAAAGTTTTTGAATAAACCTAATAATTTTATGACTGGGTTGGATTTGAAGATTGACTATGCTTCTAATATTAAAATATCTGGTAATGTTTACTGGGCTTTTATTCAGGACTTAGAGGGTAAAGACCTATTGCTATCCTTAGACCCTTCCAGAGTAACTGTGGTGCCAAGTAAGTCAGGGCTAAGTATTCTCGGATATATTTACAGTACAGGTAAAGGGCAGAGAGTTAAATTAGGTACTGATGTAGTTACTCACTTTAAGACATTCAATCCGATCAACCCATTCGTTGGCATTGGTACTATCGCAGCAGCAGCTTTTGAAATAGATAGTAATTTAGCATCGTCTATCTGGAATCAGAAATTCTTTGAGAACTCTGCCAGACCAGATGTCGCTATTATTTTAGACCCTAATACTTCTACCAATCCAGAAGAAGTCGAGAGATTAAAAGATGATTGGAACACAAAGCATCAAGGGATACAGAACTCCCACAAGATGACGCTATTAGAGGGTAATGTTAAAGATATTAAAAACCTACAACCCACTAATAGGGATATGGATTTTGTTAACCTAAAGAGAATGACCAGAGATGAGATTCTGGCTATCTTTAGAGTGCCGAAAGCTATTATGGCTATTACCGAAGATGTTAATAGGGCTAATGCCGAAGCTGGGGCAGTAGTATTTTCGGAGAATACTATCAAACCATTGTTAAGACAGTATGTTGATACTTTAAATAACTTCTATTTAATTAAATTCCCTAATACAGAAAATCTATTCTTTGATTTTGATGACCCTACTGCAGACAACAGAGAATTAGTATTAAAGGAAGAAACGGAAAGCATTAAAGCAGGTATCTTAACTGTAAACGAAGTAAGGGCTGCGAGAGGTTTAGAACCTGTAGAGGGTGGCGATGTGATGATAGGTTCGACTATGCCAAGCATAGGAGAGAGTACTGTCGAACCTAAAGACGATCTAAAACATAAGGTAGCCAAAAAACTAAAAAGCATTGATGTAGCATTTGAAGCTAAAGGGGCTATGTTACAGAAACAGATGTTAAAAAGAACAGAAAAGTTTGCTCCCAGAGTATTAAAAGCGAGTAAAGATAACTTCTCCTATATGGAGGCAAGTGTACTATCTAACCTAAAAGAATCAACTAAGGCTGTAAAGAAAAGTAAACTATTAAATATTAAAAAAGCTATAGGGCTATGGATAAGTACCTTCAATCCTATAGTTACTGATATATACAAACAGGAAGGACAAGCTGCGTTAGCGTTTATCGGTAGTGGAGAAGTCTTTGATGTAGATACCTCATTAGTACAAGCTGAGATAAAGAACAGCTTAAAGAACTTTAGTAAAGGAGTTGTTAGAACTACTGTCGTTGCTTTAGAGAGAGAGTTAAATGCTGGGATAGCCAAAGGCGAAGGCATACCTAAGCTCCGCAAGAGGGTGCAGAAGGCTTTTAAGGGTATGAAAACAAGTAGAGCCGAGATGATAGCCAGAAATGAAGTAATGACTGCATCTAACCAAGCTCAAGTTAATGCTTGGAAGCAATCAGGGACAGTAGAGAGGAAAATCTGGTATACAGCCTTAGATGAGAGGGTATGCCCTTATTGTAATGGTATGCACGGAAAGACTGTTAGTATAGATGTAAAATTTTTCAATAAAGGCGATCAATTCTTGGGAGAATCTAAAAGGGCTATGAAATTAGATTATAGAGATATAGATGCTCCACCTCTACACGCAAGTTGTAGATGTACTGTAGTACCTGAAGTATCTGATAAGAGTGCACCTATTAAAACTGAAAAGGAAATAAGAGAAGAAGTCAGAGCAGAGGTTTTAAGGGAAATAGACAGTAAAGGGAAAAAAGAAACTGGGTTATTAGATTTAAAAAAACAAGTAGATGAAGCTATCGGTGGGGAGCTAATAGGTGAGGAGAAATAATGGTAGATAAAAAAAGATTAAAGAATTTAAGATTAGCTCGTAGGGAAATTGCTCGTAAAAATTGGGTTAAAAGCGAAGGACAATTAGAAGTCTTTATGGACTTGATGGATAAGATAGAAGATTTGCCTAATGAATTAGACAGAAAGATTTATGTAACTACTACGGTAGAAAATAAAGATGTAATTGTAGAATTAAAAGATGTTAAGAAAATACTTGCTGATTTACAGATACCAGAGCCATTAAGCAAGGTAAGCGTAGATAATTTAAGCGAGATCAAAATACCAGAGGTTAAGTTCCCTGGTTCTATGACTATAGACAATTTAAGTGATATTAAATTCCCTGCTCCTATAAATAAGGTAGTAGATACTAATTCTGTAGTAAGAGCTATAGAGGTTGCTAATACTTCATCTATAAATAGGTTTAATGTATTTGCTTCATCTTTATATAAAAAAGAAAAACCTGTATATGTAAAAGTATTAGGCAGAGATAATAGAGTTATAGATGTATTCGGGGGTACTGCAGGAGGTGGTGATTCTATTGGTGGTTGGAGATTTGACATAGAGAATATAGGCGATCAATTCCCTCTTAGAACGGTAGTCTTAACTGCTACTGGAGGTATTGCTACTTTTGGTGGTGGTACTCAGTATGC